TTTAAAAATAAATATTACCGGAGATTCTTCAAAGCTATCAAATGCGCTAAGTTCTGCGAGTTCTAAATTATCAAAATTTGGCTCAAAAATGCAAAGCGTTGGAAAGTCATTAACAACAAGATTAACTCTGCCTTTAGCCGTTGCAGGTGGTGCGGCGGTTAAATTTGCAAGTGATTTTCAAGAATCAATGAACAAAGTAGATGTTGCCTTTGGTAAATCTAAAAAAGAGGTTAAAGACTTTGCAAAAACTACTTTAAAGCAATTCGGTATTGCGGAGGGTAGCGCCTTGGATATGGCCGCCTTGTTTGGAGATATGGCTACTTCAATGGGATTAAATCAAAGCGCTGCTTCTGATATGAGTACGTCTTTAGTTGGTTTGGCCGGAGATTTAGCGTCTTTTAAAAATATAGGTATTGATCAGGCAACAACCGCATTAGCCGGTGTTTTTACCGGAGAAACAGAATCTTTAAAAAGATTAGGTATTGTTATGACTGAGGCAAACTTAAAAAGTTTTGCTATGGAGAGAGGAATGAACGCCAATATAAAAACAATGACACAAGCGCAAAAAGTTGCGTTGCGTTATAAGTTCATAATGGAAGCAACCTCAAACGCTCAGGGAGATTTTAGCAGAACAAGCGGGGGTGCTGCAAACCAAATGAGAATATTTCAGGAATCTTTAAAAGAACTATCTGCAAAGTTTGGTCAAATCATATTACCGGTATTTACTAAATTAGTAACATTTGCCAACGGCTTATTGCAAAAATTTTCAGAACTAAGTCCAACAACAAAAAAACTAATTGTAATTTTTGCGGGTGTGGCTGCGGCTTTAGGGCCAGTACTTTATGTTTTAGGAACTTTAGTTACTTTGGCTCCGGCTATCGGTACGGCTTTAACAGTTATGATGGGGCCTATTGGTTTAATAGTTGCCGGATTAACTGCAATATCAGTTGTAATTTATAAAAATTGGGCGGGTATAAAATCCGCTTTAGTAAAAATAGGAAACTATTTTATTGACTTATATAATAATTCTTTACCTATACAATTAGCAGTAAACTCTTTAATTGCCAATTTTAAGAATATGTTAGCAATTGGAAAGTTTGTTTTTTCTACTTTTTCAACTATTATAAAAACTTTTGCAAATAATTTTATCACTTTATTTAAGGGTATTGGCGATATTATTATGGGTGTTTTTACTTTTGATAAAGATAAAATTGTTCAAGGCTTTTCAGACTTAGCAGATGGCCTAAAAAATAATGTTACCGCTGCATTTGATGCAATTAAAACAGACGCCTCAATTTTAGGTAGTTCCGTTGTAGATAATTTTAATGAATCTTTACAACAAAAAACAATCGCAAAAATTGTTGTTCCGGTTGAAATGTCTGTTAGCGGAGGTGGAACTGACGCAACAACAGATGTTGGTGGAGGCGGTGGTGTTTCAACAAGACCAATGGCAACTTCTGCATTATCAGGAGTAACCGGTGCGGGAATACAAACGCCTGTAAGCGATATGATTGCAGCAGATACACAAAGAATTCCAACTGTTATGGCAGAGCAACAAGCCAAGTTAGCAGAGGCAAGATTGTACGCATTACAACAAACGGCACAATTTAACGAAAGAGTTGGACAAGTTATAACCGGAGGATTGCAAAATTTAGCGTCAGGAATGGCGGCTGCTTTAGGAAGTGCAATATCTTCAGGTGGCAATTTAGCGGGTAAACTATCAAATGTTATTCTTGGAAGTATTGGAGGGATGGCTATTCAATTAGGAAAATTAGCTATTGGAATAGGTATAACATTGAAAAAAATTAAAGTTGCTTTTAAATCTTTAGCACCTGGTGTTGCAATTGCTGCGGGTGTTGCCTTAATTGCATTAGGTAGTTTGTTTAGGGCTGGAGCTGCAAGAATTGGTAGTGGCGGCGGCGGAGGTGGTCGTCGAGGTAGCGGAGGAAGTGGAGGTAGTTACACAGGAGGAAATACTGCCGGAGGTGCAACTGCATTCGCAAATGGTGGAATTATTAGTGGCCCAACAATGGGATTGGTTGGTGAATATCCAGGAGCAAGGCAAAATCCTGAAGTTATAGCGCCTTTAAATAAACTACAATCTATTATAGGCAAATCAAACAATAGAGGAAATATAAACGTTACCGGTGAGGTTAGAGTTGATGGTCAGGATCTTTTAATTGCAATAGAACGAGCAAACGAAACGGCGGGTAGAGTTTACTAAAATAAAAAAATGGCATACGGCGTAAAATATAGACTAGAGTTTTCCGATGTTTTAGGATATGGAAAAAAAGTTGAAATATTAAAAAAGGATTATACCGGAGACGTACTTCCAATGGTAGGAGGCGCAAATCCGGTTTCAATATCTTGGCAATCCTCTAACAATTTTTATGATCCTATAATTGGCTCAAAATGTCAATTAAATTTATTTGTTACCGACGACGTAACTTATGACGATTTTTATAAGTTTGACGAAAGAGAATACAAAGTAGTTGTTTATTATAAGCAAACGCAATCAGACGAATACAATGACCGAGTAATTTCAGACGGCGGACAAGTTGAAAGCATTAACTGCCTAGAAAGTATTATTGATAACTATTCCGATTCTGATGTTTGGGCAATTTATTGGTCGGGTTTTTTAGTTAATGATCGTTATAAAGAAAAAATGATTTCAACTCCTTTTGCGGTTAGTTTTAACGCTTTTGATGGTTTAGGTACTTTAAACAATTTCAATAGCACAATAGGCTACAATAACAACAATGCGCCAATAAATATCACAAACCTTGAACGTATTAGCGAAATACTTCAAAACTTAGATTTAGACTTAGATATTTATATTGCCTCAGATATAAAATACAGAACTTTTGGCCCAGTAACAACAACTGAATTTGAAAACTTAATAACGTTGGATTTTGGTTATGATGAAATGACTGGAGACTTTTCTTTATTAAACGCAAAACAACAATTAGAGCTTTTACTAAAGCAATTTAATTTAAGAATTTTTCAATCATATAACAAATGGTATATTGTTGAGGTAACAAATATTTTTGATTATTACGTTAAAGATTTAATTTATAATGAATTACAACAAGGTGGAACGCCAACAGGAATCAGAAACCAAATTACCACTCAATATGAAAGTACCTCAAAAGAATATGTTGATTTTAGAAAATATGATTATTTAGGCGCTAGTATTGGAAATGTCAGAAAACAAATACTTTTTAGTAATGAAAGCGATTTAAAAGAAACCGGAAATAGTTTATCAAAAGAGTATTTGCAACCAGCCTCGCAAGTTCATATTGTTGGAAATTATTTAAAGACAAAAAATGCTTTTTATAATTCAGGTTTTGAATATGGCGATTATGGTTTTGAAATTCAAGAAAATAGTTCTATTTCAATAGGTTTTACAATAACCAATCCCGGAAGTGGTTTTTTTGACGGAACTACAAGTTTTTCTCCTAGTGGCGGAAGCGGTACGGGTTTAACCGTTAGCGCTACAATATCAGGTGGAAGCGTTCAATCTTTAGTAATAACTAGCAACGGACAAAACTATTTAGTTGGCGATACGCTTACTATTCCTTTTCAAGATACTTTTGGAGTAGATTGTACTTTTGATTTAACATACGTTCCATATTATGCAGAAATTGCAACAGATGAAATTTCATATAAGGGTAGAAGATCAATGAAATTAACTAGCATTGCGCCAACAACTGGTTTTGTTGAAATGTTTAGATTTGAAACTGAAGTATTTAATCCGCAAGAGGTAAAATATTCTGATTTTACTTGTAAACTAAAATACTATTTTAACTTTTTAAACTCACAAAACTCAGATGTTTCAGCAACTTTTCAATATTCAATTACTACAACTCTAGGCAGTGTTGGGTATTTTTGGGATGCTGCAACCGGAAAATTTTCTTCAACTTATGGAGGTACAAATTTAATAACTACGACAACGCCAAATAAGTGGGTTGATTTAAACATTGCTTTAAATGATACTGACTTAAATATTGGCTCAGATACAACGGCAATTATTAGATTTGTAGTATCTAACACTAAATGTTCCGATACGGATTACAATACAACGTATTATGATAATATGCAAGTATTACAATCTAAAACTTCAGCGGATGAATCAAATCAAACTTTTATATCAAAATTAACTAATACCGGAGTAAATACAAATATTAAAAAGGTAACAAGAATACCTGACCAAAAATCAGGATATTTTAGAACTCGAGAAGATTATCCAGCCATAACATTTAAACCAAATAGTATTGATTTAATGAAAGTTTTAGGAAAAAATATTTCTAACGATTACAGGGAGTATTTAACAAGATATACTGGAACTTTCAGAAATTTAAAAAGGGAGCCTTTATCTATTCACAATAAAATATGGTTTTATTTTTCTGCTAATAATTATGATCCACAATCTACAATAATTGACGGATTGACTTATAATATTAAAAATGCAGAGTTTCAAGTTAAATCACACTTACCAAATAATGATGACGATACTCCTACAACTAGCATAATAAATTAAACTTTTTTCTTTTGTTTTGTTTGTCAGCCGTCGTTTAGCAGCTTTGCTACTCGGCGGTTTTTTTTAAATTATTTTTTTATTTGAAAAATTTTTTTTATTTTTGCGTAGAATAAAACTAAAAGAAATATGTTTGAAAACAACTTCAAAGCCGAAATGAAACGGCTAAATTTAAAGCGTTATGATGTTTGCAAATTGCTAAATTGCACAATGCCAACATTAAAATCACGTTTACAAAACCCAAAAACCTTTACAATTAAAGAAGTGCAAATTTTACAAGGCGCTGAATTTAATTTGCAAGGAATAGAATTAACCTTAAATTTTTAAATTTTTATGAAAGAATTAAAACAAATTCAACAGGAATTAAAAAAAGAAATACCCTACAAGTGGAGGGTGCAAAGTTTTAGTAAGCATAAGCCCCAGGCAACTTGCGTGGCTTATATTGATAGTCGAGACGTTCAAGATGTTCTTGATAAACATTGTATTTGGTCAGATAGGTATTATTCCGTAAATGGTATGCTTTTTTGTGAGATTACAATTTATGCAGATGGTATTGAGTATAAAAGATCTGACGCCGGAAGTGAAAGTAACGTTGAAGCACAAAAAGGTCAAAGCTCAGACGCTTTTAAAAGGGCAGCAGTTAAATTCGGCATTGGTAGATTTTTGTATTCTAAAAAAATGGTTTACTTAAAGGCGGATGCAGTAAAGACTTCAAATAATTATCCAAATGTTGTTGATAATAATGGTCAAAAGGTTTGGGATATAACAAAGCATATTAATCAGCTTAACAATCAGCCAACTCAACCGGCGCCAACTGACGACAGAAAATGGCTAACAGAATCGCAATTCAATGCAACATTGAAAGCCACAAAAGAACAAGCCGAACAAGTTTTAAAAACTTTTAAAATGAAAAAGGTTTATAAGGATCAAATAGTAAATAAGTTTAATTTAAAATAGTAAAACAATGAGTAAAGAAACAATCTACTGTGGAGGCGGTAAACAAGTAAAGGGAGAGTTTGGAACTTTTAGAGCCGTAACAATTAATCTCTCAAATCTACCTGAAGAACATATTTTTGAATATGAGGGTAAAAAGTACATAAAGCTAAATATTAGCGATAAAAAAGAGGCGGATCAATACGGAAAAGACGTTTCTGTTTCTGTGAATACCTGGAAGCCTGAGGCCCAAACTGAGCAAGAGGCACCAAGTCAGCCAAAAAATGATTTGCCTTTTTAGGTAATTGACAAACAAAAAGAAAAAGCGGTTTCAAATTGGAATCGCTTTTTTTTATAAATTATTTTTTTAATTGAAAGTATTTTTTTAATTTAGGCGAATATTAACAATAAATTTTAAAAAAGTGGAAAACAAACTTATTGAATTTTTAACAATGCAAGTTGAGGCATTACGACAACAAAACGAAAAACTTCAACAAATTTTAAAAGAACAAACAGATTACATCTGCGAAAATAATTTATAAATTATGGCAAAGTATCAATTACGCATTGAAAGTGACTGCGGTCAGCGTGAGACTTTCACAAGTGGGGAAACAGTCAAAGAATGTATTGACAAATTAAAAGACTATCACACCTTTGGGGAATTTGAGAGAAACTTTTTCACAAAAAAGGGTGAAGAAAGATTAAACAAAGAGTTGAATAGTGGATGGTACATTAACCTTTAAAAACAAATAGATATGGAAATAGTAGGTTTATATGAATTTAATGACGTATATCAAGTTATAGACGAAAATACAACCGTATTGTTTCAAGGTAGTAAATTAGATTGTATTAAATATATAGAAAACAAATAGATATGCAAACAAAACAAAAAGAAATAAAAGCGTTATTTGATAGTAATGAAAAATATCATTCATCACCTGGAATAAGCGCTTCAGGTTTAAAAAAAATATTTGAAAAATCGGTTTATCATTTTATAAATCAAAAGCCTTTTGAATCTTCTGCAATGGCTTTAGGAACTGCGGTGCATTGTGCAATGCTAGAACCGGAATTGTATTACAAAGATTTTCACGTTTTACCAAAAATAGATAGAAGAACAACTCCAGGAAAAAAACAATATGCTATTGAAATTGAAAAAGCAGAGGGAAAACAAATTGTTTCCTTTGACGATCACCAAAAAATTACTGCGATTCTTAACAACTTTAGGAATCACGATTTAGCACAAAAATATTGCAAAGGCGAAATTGAATTGTCGCATTACTTAGAACACGAGGGTTTGCAAGTTCGTGTAAGGCCTGATTGCCTAAACAAAATTGAAAACTTTATTAGCGACGTTAAAACTTGCCAAAACAATACGCCAATGGCGTTTAAAAGAGATATTTATAAATACGGCTATCATTTACAATGTGCTTTTTATTCGGATATGTTAGGAATACCGGCTGAAAATTTTAGATTTATAGCGGTTGAAACTAATTATCCTTTTTCAGTAGAGGTTTACGGATTAAGTGAAGAAATGATTAATCAAGGCCGCAGAGCTTGGAAAAGAGCGTTTAGCGATTGGAAAATATATAAAGATACCGGAATTATTTCGGGTTACAACTGGAACGAGTTTTCAGAAGATGGAAGTTTAATATTATAAAAAAAACAAAAATGAAATTAAAAATTAAAAAATTGGAAACACTTTACGAAATGGCACAAAGAATGGAAAAGCTGCCATTTTTAGACAAAGAAATTGAATTGCTTTATAGCGTATTAAATAAAATTGAAGAAAAGGAATAGTATATGTTAGAGCAATTAGAATTGTTGAGAAATTTAGTTATTAGGCATTTAAAACAAGATCCAAGGCAAAAAAGTCGTTTGCGTGAGGTTGTAGATGCAAAAAAAATATTTTGCTTAGTTGCTTTTAATGAAGTTAAAGGATTTAGATACGTTCAAGTAGGTAAATTTTTAAATATGAATCACGCAACAATAGTTCACCACGTTAAAAGCGCAAAGGACTTGTTAAATTACGATCCTTATTTTAAAGAAAAATACAAGCTGATTGAAAATAATTTTTTTATGGAAAATCAAGAGGTATTAATAACTGATATTGAAAGCGAAATACACATTTTACTTTTTAGGCTAAATAAGTTAAAAGAGAAAAGAGAAAAATATTTAGCTAACGAAGAAAAACCTGAAACATTAACCCAACAAAAAAAGCCATTAATATGGATGAACTAGAAGTAAAAATAGAACAAACACAAAAAGATTATTACAAAGTAACAATTTACAAAGATGGAAAGTTATTTTTTTCAGAATTAGAACGTTCTGAGATTAGGCACATTATAGGAGTTTTAGACAATGCAATTTAATGGCTAGAGCAAACCCATACCAAAAGTATTTAAAAGGCGAGGATTTACTCCAAAGGGCTGTAATTAATTATATTCAGATGCAATATCCGAATGCAATTTTTACGCACCCAATGAACGAGGGTAAAAGATCGCCTTTTGAACAATACAAATTAAAATATCTTGGCACTAAGCCAGGTATTCCGGATCTATTAATTTTTACACCAAACGCAAAAAGAAGCGGTTTAGCGATAGAATTAAAATATAAATACAATAAGCCTACCCCAAAGCAAAAAGAATGGCTTAAATGGCTTAAAAAATGCAATTGGGAGGCTATTTGGTTAAATAACTTTGAAGATTGCAAAGAAACTATTGATAATTATTTTAAAAGCGTATAAAAATGAAGTACAAAATTATTTATTTTAATCCTGATTTACAAAAGGTAAGGTACACGCAAAGCAAAACAATTGATGAATCAGTAAATTACAATTACATTGGCGAATCGACAAGAGTTGAATTTGATTTACTTATTGAGTTGCTTTGGTACAAGTACGAGGATACTGAAATTTCTTTAGAAGATTTTAAAAAGATTTTTGAAGAACTAAGAAAATTTTGCGATTCAGTAAAATATCAGCTAAATTTGTAAAAATTTTTTTGAAAATGGAAAACAAAAAAAACTATTATGCCGTAATACCGGCAGAGGTCAGATACGCTAAAAATTTAAAAGCAAACGAAAAGTTAATGTACGGCGAATTGACCGCCTTGGCAAATGAAAAAGGCTATTGCTTCGCCTCTAATGACTATTTTTCTCAACTCTATAATGTTTCAAAATCTACCGTTTCAAGATGGATTGCAAACCTGGATCGAAATAAATTTATAAAGTTAAAAATGATTTATGAAAAAGGTACAAAACAGATTAAAGAGCGTAGAATTTATATTTCTACCCTATTGACAAAAAACGCAATACCTATTGACGAAAAAGTCAATACCCCTATTGACGAAAAGCGCAAGGTTATATATACATATAACAATAATAATAATATAAAAAAGAATAATGTACAAAATGTAAAAGCGCCAATATTTGATGAAGTTACTATTAAGGCGTTTCCACATTTTATAAGTCTTTTTCCTTTAAATTATAGACCGAAAACAGAAACACAAAAAAATAAATGGCTAGACTGTTTGAATAAAATTCAGCGCATAGATAAATACAATTTACGAGATGTTTACAACGTGGCAAAAGATTTAAGAAATGACCAATTTTGGTCAAAAAACTTTTTAAGCATTTTAAAACTCAGAAACACAGATAAAAACGGGATTAAGTATATTGATCGTTTTATGGAGGATTATCGTTCTAAGACTAAGCCAATAGGCTACAATAAAATAAAAGGGATTGTTGAATATTATATTTATACCTCTCCGGCAACTGGACAAAAAGAATTAGGCGCAAAAACAAAAGGCGGTGAATTATATGAGTTTAATATTAAACAAACATTACAAACAAACGAGTTCCAGGAACTTAAAAAATACGTTATAAATGGCAATAAGTAAATGCTTATCCAAATGGCGTGAATCTGATTTGTTTGAATGGTTATCAGAAAACTATTATAATTTATTAGTTGATACAAGTAAAAATTTTTCAAAATCTGATTGTTACGATATTGAAACAAAAAACAGAATCGAACTTAAATGCAGAGCTGCTCATTATGACAAACTAATTATTGAAAAACCTAAATACGAATATTTAATAAAAGAATCAAAAAAGTATGGCGACGTTCCAATTTACATAAATAGCACACCGAAAGGAATTTATTTATTTAATTTAAAGGATCTAAAGTTAGAATGGTTTAAAAAACCTCTACCAAAAACAACAGAGTTTAAAAACAATAATTATATTAGTAAGGAAATAGCAACAATAAATATTAATAAATCAAAACAATTAAAGTAGAATGATAAAAATTAATTATGATACAATTTTAGGATTTACTGATTGGTTTTTTCCTAAAAAATATAAAACGCCTTTACCAAAACAAGAAACAAGAATTAAAAACAAAAAAAAACGTAAAAAATGGAAGAAACATTAAAAGAAATTCAAAATTACATTGAAGTAAATTATCCTGATGACTGGTTTTTGCCAGGTAAATTAGAAATTTTAAGGCTTAAATTTTTAGCAGAATTAAAGCAACAAAAAATTGATCAGTTAAAAAAAGAAATATTAGAGTTGAAATAATAAAATATTTTTTCTAATTTAGCAAAACAAACAAAACTTTATGAAAACATTTCAGGACTTCAATATTGATGTCGGCAATAAAACGACCGGCAAAATTAAAACACAATGCCCAAAATGTAGCCAAACAAGAAAAAACAAACGTGATAAATGTTTGTCTGTTGATCTTGACAAGGGCCTTTGGAATTGCCACAACTGTGGTTGGGGAGGCACAACAAAATTTGAGAAAAAACAAGAATATATTGTTCCTCAAAAAATAAAATTAGATTTATCGGCACCAGTAATTGAATGGTTTAAAAATAGAGGCATCACAGAGCCAACTTTAAAACATTGGAAAGTAGGGCAATCAATGGAATATTTTCCACAAGTAAACGCAAAGCGTAGAGCCGTAAATTTTAATTATTACAGAGAAAATCAATTAGTAAACGTAAAATATAGAGACGCACAAAAGAATTTTAAAATGGTTTCAGGTGCGGAACTTATATTTTATGGCCTTGACAATATTAAAGAAATGGACAAAATTTATATTGTCGAGGGTGAAATGGATGCTTTAACTTTACACGAAGCTGGTATTTATTCCGTTTGTTCTGTTCCAAATGGTGCGTCTAAAGGTAGCCAAAGACTTGAATACTTGGATAACTGTTGGCAGTATTTTAAAGATAAAAAAGAAATAATACTTTGTACAGATAATGACAATCCGGGAATTGAACTCAGAAAAGAACTTGCTAGAAGATTTGGAGCCTATCGTTGCAAATACGTTGATTTTGGCGATTATAACGACGCTAACGAAATTTTAATATCTAAGGGAGCCGAAACATTAAGAAACGTAATTAAAGGTGCTAAAAACTTTCCTTTAGAGGGTGTTTTAAATGTTGATGATATTTGGCAATCTGTTTTAAATTATAATGAGGCCGGAGTTAAAAACTATTCAATTGGTTTACCTAATTCTGATAACTATTTTAAAATGTCTTTAGGAGAGTGGACAGTTGTTACTGGTATTCCAAATTCAGGAAAGTCTGACGTTATGGATCAAATATTTTGCAACCTGGCGACAACCTACGATATGAGATGCGCAATTTTTGCTCCTGAATCTTTTCCTTATGAGGGCCATATAAAAAGAATTGCAAACAAGTTAAACGAAACTAATTGCGATAGTAACCAACTAAACAACACAAAAGATTTTATTGAAGATCATTTTTATTGGGTAAAAATAGATTTAGAAAATCTAACTCTAAAAGCAATATTAAACCATTTTAAAGAGTTGGTATTTCAAAAAGGAATTAATGTTTGTGTTATTGATCCTTGGAATATGCTCGACCATTCAGCACAAAGAGACCATTCCTATATTGGAAAAGTATTATCAGAAATTACTCAATTTTGTCAGCAAACAAATACTCATTTGTTTTTAGTGGCGCATCCTAGAAAAATAGAAAGCGAAAACGGAAACTATAAAAAGCCAACTTTATATGATATTAGTGGCTCTGCTGACTTTTTTAATAAGGCCTACAACGGATTAATTGTTTATAGATGTATCGGCCAACGCACTAAATTTAATTCAGATATTGTAAAAATGTATGTTGAAAAGGTAAAGCGTAAGGAAAACGGACAGCTTGGAGACTTTGACATTGCTCCTGATTTTAAAAACGGCGGTGTTTACAGAGATGTTGATTTAAATACAAAAAGGTTTGAAGTTGTTACCGATGACGATGTACCATTTTAAAAATAAAAAAAATGAAAAAAATTAAATTATTGGAGTTATTTGCCGGTAGTCGTTCCTGGGGAAAAATAGCAGAAGAATTAAACTATGAAGTTTTTAGTGTAGATTGGAAAAAATTTGATGGAATAGATTTAGTAATTGATATTGAATATTTAACAGAAGATATGCTTCCTTGGATTCCGGATGTTGTTATTGATGGCAGACCTTGTACAACTTATTCTATGGCGGCAATATCTTATCATAGATATAATGATGGTAAACCTAAAACTGACTTTGCTGCTAAATGTGATAGAATGAATATAAAACTTAATAATCTTTATGAGAAGTGGAATTGTATTTATTATATAGAAAATCCTAGAGCTATGCTTAGAAAAATGTATTTTATGAAAGGAATGGATAGAACAACTGTTACTTATTGCAGTTATGGTGATACAAGAATGAAGCCTACTGATATTTTTTCAAATAACATTAGGGATTTATTTAATCCTAAAGGATGGAAACCAAGAGCAATGTGTTTTAACGGAAATACTAAATGCCATCACGAAGCAGCACCAAGAGGAAGCAGAACTGGTACTCAAGGTTTAAAAAATAATTATGAAAGATCAAAAGTACCTAAAGAACTTTGTTATGAAATTTTAAAACAAACAACTCTTTTTTAAATGCCTAAAAAGAAAAAAATAAACATACCGCAAACAGACGATCACAGAAAGGCAATGCAATGGTGCATAAAAAACAATATTACAGTTGGCGTTTTACCTACAAAAAAAGGTTTGAAAGTTGAAATAAACGAAAATGGAGATAATAAAGTATCTCCAAAAATATACACGCAAGAGGAAGCTCAAAAAAAAGTAATTGAATTATATTTGTATATTTACAAAAAATACTGGCAAGTATGAACATAAACTTTAACACAACAATTTTTGCAATTTTTGGAATTTGCTTTGGTGCTAATTATTGGAATTCCAATATGGATGACGATTTTGGAGAAACAGATTTAACCGGAGAAACAGAACATTGTTTACAATTCTTTATTGCGGTAGTTGGAATTTCTTTTGTTTGGTTTACACAGGATCAGTAGCAAATTAAATTACAAATGAAACAAAAAGTAAATATTGCTTCGGTAAAAGAAAATCCGGACAATCCTAGATTTATAAAAGATTCCAAATTTAAAAAATTAGTCAAGTCAATTAAGGCGTTTCCTGAGATGTTAGAGAAACGGCCAATAGTAGTTGATGAGAATATGGTTGTTCTTGGCGGAAATATGCGTTTAAAGGCGTGTAAGTCTGCCGGGTTGTTTGAGGTTTGGATTGATATTGCTGAGGGATGGACAGAAGAACAAAAAAGAGAGTTTATTGTTAAAGACAATGTTGGCTTTGGTGAATGGGATTGGGACATACTAGCGAATGAATGGGATGTTCAGCAATTAGAAGAATGGGGTTTAGATGGTTTTCCTTTTGAAGAAGAAGTTTTAGAAGCTGAAGAAGATGATTATTCTGAGCCTGAAGATATGCAAGTTGATGTTGTGCTTGGTGATTTAATAGAGATTGGTGAGCATCGTTTACTATGTGGCGATAGTACGGATTCAGACCAAGTGGCGAAGTTAATCAATAAAAGTGTTGTAAATTTAATTACTGATCCTCCTTATGGTATTAATGCTAATAAACAAACTTTAGGAACAGGTAAAAAAGATTTTTATAGAGGAAATAATTGGGACAAAGAAGTTCCTGATTTTTATTATATAATATCACTTGTTGATAAAGCAATTGTATGGGGTGGAAATTATTTTGCTGATAAATTAGAAATTAATAACGATTGGCTTTGTTGGTATAAAAAAAATGATGGTTTAAGTTTTAGTGAGTTTGAGTTGGCTTGGAGTAATATAGGAAAAAATACAAGAATATTTTCACATCATTGGGGTAGGGAATCAAAATTGCATCCTACAATGAAACCAGTAAAATTAATTGAATGGTGCATAAATCTAATAGATAACAAAAATCCAATTTTAGACATTTTTCTCGGATCAGGCTCAACAATGGTAGCAGCACATCAACTTAATCGCAAATGCTATGGAATGGAACTTGATCCAAAATATTGCCAAGTTATAATTGATAGAATGTTAAAACTTGATGAAAATTTAGAAGTTAAAATAAACGGAAAAAAATACATTAAAAACTAAAACGTTCTTTAAATTTTAATAAGTACCAGTCAATACTTATTCTTTAATTACAAAAAAAAACAAAGTTTGTTAGTTCTTTGTTTTTACTTTAACAAATTAAAATGGAAAAAATATATCTAACTGAAATAAATGGGAAAATGGCCTATAAAAAAGGTTTAGATGGTTATTGTTATACTTTTAATAAAAACGAAAAAAGTAGATTAAAAGCCTATAATGACGCAAAAAAATCATATAAAAAATAAGTTTGCGAATTGTGTGGAAAATAGTTTGTACAATTAAAAAAAAAATTATAATTTAGCAGAGGATTTAAACTGCCAAGTAAAAAATCCTTTTTTCATAAAAATTTGAGTTTGTACCTCCTAGAAATAGGAGGTTTTTTTATTTTTTAAAAATTTTTTTGTTTTTTCTTGTGTAATTGAAAAAATTCTTTTAATTTTGGTGTATAATTACAAACTAAACTTAAAATATTAAACAAATGGCAAATTTAACAACAGAATTTAAAAACGAATTACAAGCAGGATTAGAAAGATCAAAAGATTATTTAGAAAGATTAACTTTTCAAAAAGAAATGTACAGAAACAGTATCTTGTCACACAATTATGTAATTTCAGTAGGTGGTGTTTTAACAATCGGATTAAAAAAAGATGGATCTAAAATATTAGATTATAGATTTCAAGAACTACCGTCATTATGGACAAAAGAGGGTGCAGAATCAAATAAAAAAGCTCTACAAGAAAATGATGATAGGGAAATTTTAATTATAGGAAAACATACTTGGTACGCAAATGAAATTAAAAAAGTTAAATCTATGATTAATTCAGTTGAAACAATACTAAATAAATAAAACAAATAATAACTAACTAAATAACCTCCTAGAAATAGGAGGTTTTTTTATGTATTTATATTTTTTTAACTTTGCGTTATGGCAACAAAAACCGACATATTAAAAAATAATCTTTTAAAAGCGTTAGAAAAATCATTAGGAGTAGTTACAAGCGCTTGTAAAATAGTTGATTGTCATAGATCAACCTTTTATAAGTTTTACAATAACGACCAGGATTTTAAAGCGTCTGTTGATGAATTACAAAACCTAACTTTAGATTTTGCTGAATCACAATTACATAAGCAAATAAAAGACGGAAACACAACGGCAACAATATTCTATTTAAAAACCAAAGGGAAAAAGCGTGGCTATGTAGAGCGAAAAGAAGTTGAAATGACTGCGCAAGTAAGCACAAGTAAAATCTCTGACGAAGCAAGAAAAAAGATTGACGACATTCTAAACAATGAATATTAACGAAATAATTAAACAAAAATGTGAAGATTCGCTTTTGTTTTTTACTCGTTATATTTTCAAAGAGAATACCGGAAATAAATTCGAGGCAGCAGAGTTTCATAAAACATTAGCCAACACATTACACAAAGTTCATAACGGCGAAATAAAACGCTTAATAATAAACATACCCCCACGATACGGAAAAACTGAATTAGCCGTTAAAATGTTTATTGCCTGGACACTTGCAAAAAATCCTATGGCAAAATTTATTCATTTATCTTATTCTGATTCGTTGGCGCTTGATAATAGTTCAATGACAAAAGAATATATTAATTCAGATGCTTTTCAAAGTATTTGGGATCTACAACTAAAAAAGGATTCGCAAAGCCAAAAAAAATGGTACACAACGCAAGGTGGTGGAGTTTATGCAACATCTTCAGGAGGTGCAATTACTGGTTTTGGTGCCGGTAGTGGTGGAGCAATTATAATTGATGATCCTTTAAAGCCTGATGACGCTTTATCTGACGTTAGGCGTTCTTTTATAAACAATCGATACAATACAACTATTCGTTCAAGGGTTAATGATAGAGACGTTCCAATTATCGTAATAATGCAGAGGTTACACGAAGATGATTTGAGCGGTTATTTGTTAGACGGCGGAAGTGGTGAACAATGGCATCATTTAAAGTTAGCAGCATTGGATGACGAAAACAATGCGCTATGGCCTGAGAAACATTCTTTTGATGAACTTGAAGCAATACGCCAAGCGGACAGATATACCTTTAGCGGTCAGTATTTACAAATTCCATCACCTCCAGAGGGTGGTGAATGGCGCAAAGATTGGTTTAATATTATAAACAGAGCCGAACTGCCAAGCGATATATCTTTTGAAATGTATATTGATGGCGCTTATACTAAAGACACAAAAAACGATCCTACCGGAATACAAATAAGCGGTAAAAGTGGCGATAACCTTTACATATTTAAAAGCATAGACAAATATTTAGAAATGCCTGAACTAAAAAACTTTGTTTCTGCCTTTGTTCAATCTTGTGGCGTTCCAATATCTCAAATATTAGTGGAGCCTAAAGCATCCGGAAAATCGCTTGTACAACTGTTAAGGCGTGAAACTAGATACAATGTATCAGAAATAAAAACAAACTTTGTTAGGTACTCTAAAATTGAACGTGCAAGGGCATCGTCTCCATTTATTGAGGGGGGTAGGGTTTATCTTGTTAAAGATACCTGGAATGACGCTTTTTTGCAACAAGTTAGCACATTTCCAAACGCAAAACACGACGAGCATATTGACGTAACTTCCTACGCTATTGAAAGGAATCTAATTAACAACTTTTTTGTAGTTTAAAAACAATTTTAAATTTTGTATTTTTACGAAAATTTTATATTACTTTAAAATATGGCCTCATTCTTTGACCGATTCAATTTTTCAAAAAAAAA